TGCCCGCGAGAACTTCAATCTAAAAAACTATACTTTTGGGAAAGCTGAGTTAGAGGCAATTGCTCGTGCACAAGGTATTGCTAAGGCAAATAATTTTGCTCAGATTGAAAGTTTGTATGGTTTGCCTGCTGGAACATTGGCAGCCTTGATTCTTCAAGAGTCTGGAGGTAATCCAAATGCAATTAGCCCAACTGGGGCAAAAGGACTATTTCAGACCACAGGAATTTACAGAGTTGGCAAAAATTTAAGCACAATTGAGGCTCAGGCAACAGAAGCAGCAAAATATATCAGCAATGGTGTTAAAGAATTTGGAAATTTTGCAGATGGTGTTACCACTTATAACTCAGGTGTTGCAGGGTTATGGGATTACAAAAAAGGTGGGAGATCGCCCGCTAAACGCAAGGAGATTGCAGGATATGCACCAGGTATTCAACGTTGGATGGCTGGTGTAAATGGCAAGTCTACTGTAGACAATTCAATTTTAATGCCCACTCAGGCAGATCAACTTGAATTGATCAATAAAGCTGCCGAGTCTCAACAGGCTATTGATGATACAAGAAAAGAAGTTAACGCACGGTATTACACTGAAGCTCAACGCCTTGCCAAGGAGCATCAAGATAATATTGATAAGATCACACTTGCGTACGCTGGTACACCGCAGTTAAAAGAAAAGCTTGCTCAAGAGAATGCATTATATGCCGCTCAAATTGCAAAACTTGAGTCCGATAAAAAGGAGGAGTACAACCAGTACTTTGCTTTTGAAACTGATCGAATCAAGCAGATTGAACAAAACTTTGATCGACAAAAAAAGTTAATCGACTCTAATGCCGAGTTTGAGTACGGGAAATCGAAAAAAGCTTTAGAGATTAAAGCTGCTCTTGAGCGCCAAAAACAAGTTGAAATTGCTGCCGTAAAACGCGAAGAAGATGCACAAATTCAGTCGGCGTTTGAGGGTTATCTAAACCAGACTGAAATTGTTGTGAAGCGTTACCAACGTGAACGTGAAGAAATACTTCAAACTTATAGTTTAAGTAAACGTGTTCGCGAAGAGATGGCAAAATCTAAGGATTATGCAATTTTTGAAACTTTAAACCAAGCTTCTGACAGCGTGTTTCAATCTGGGTTAATCTCGAGACAATCTATGTTGGAACGAGAGGACCCGATAAATGCTCAAAAATGGGCTTTACAAAATCAATATTCATCTGATTTTAGTAGCTTGAATCAATCATATAATGATGAAGTGTCTGGCATTAAATTGATTGAAAATGAGAGTGAACGTAACGCTCAATTATTGGCTGCTCGTGAACAGTTTTTGAAAGCTAAAGCTGACTTGGATAAAAAGTATGCTCAAGATGAAATGGATCTAAACAGATCAATTTATGACTCTCAACTAAGCCAATTGAGCAGCTTAACCAGCCAACTTTCTGGCTACTGGTCTAATATGACTGGTATTGTCAAAGATGCAGCAGGTGAGCAGTCTGGAATCTATAAGGCTATGTTTCTCGCCCAACAATCTTTTGCGATTGCTTCCGCAACTATTAACGCTTTCCAAGCTTATAACCAAATTCTTTCAAGTCCGTGGTATTTAGATGTTGTCAGTAAAGAGACAGCAGCAAGTATTGTATTAGGTATGGGCATGGCGAATGTCGGGATGATTGCAGGACAAACAATTGCAGGCATGGCCCACAACGGTATAGATAATATCCCGCGTGAAGGTACATGGCTTTTAGATGGTGGTGAACGTGTATTAAACCCTCAACAGAACAAAGATTTGACGAATTATTTAAATAATCGTCAAAACGGGTCTAATGAGGGCAATGTGCAAATTAGTCAGCAAATTACGTTTGCTGATGGAGCCGCAAGCGTCAATACACAAGGGCAAAAGCAAATTGCTGAATCTCTGAATAATGCAATGAACGATTGGGCTAGACGAGAAAGCCGTCAAGGCGGTGTCTTGTTTAATCTTGTGAGACGTTAATTACCCAAGTTTAACCACTTAAAACCAAATAAACCCACTCGAATGAGTGGGTTTTTAATGGGAGTACAAAAGTGAAAAAGTATATTATGACTTTTCTGCTTGCTTTATTGATTGCTGTAGTTTTCTACATAAGTGCAAATTTAATTGATTTTAATCTAATTGAATATGCAACGGGTTTCGTCTTTGGATTGTCATTCACCCTCATTTTTAAAAAACAATCTAAGAGTTCTAAAGCTGCAGAGCTACTAAACAAACATGTAAAAGAATGGGCAGTTCGTGAAAGTAGGCGGGCAGGTTTATTGGCTCCAGATCAAGATACGAAGGATCTAGAAAGTTGCAAAAAACGTTTTAAAGATAGTCCGGTAAGTATGAAAGTTGAGTGGTCAAAAAAAGATGAGTAATCGTAAATTCACTTGGTGCCAAGACTTAGAAGGCAATTCAGGTTCGCAGCGCTTTAATACGTTATCAAGCAAATTTGGTGATGGGTATGAACAAAACATTGCTGTAGGTATCAATAACCGATCTGGTGAATGGACTTATCAAAGAACGGCTTACAAAGCCGAAATTATGCAAATCAAAGCATTCTTTGATGACCATAAAGGAGCTGACTCGTTTCTTTGGGATTCACCTTTAGACGGTGAGGTCCGAGTTAAAACAGGTGAATATCAACCCCGTTGTTTGGGTGGCGATGTTTGGCAAATCTCAACGACATTCACCCAAGTCTTCTACCCTTAATTTAAACCCCTTTAAAGCCCCTTTTTAGGGGCTTTTTTATGCGAGTAAGAAAATGACGATTCAAACAGTAAATCTAGGTACGGCACCGACTGGCGCAGGCGGTGATACTTTCCGTTCAACTGGCGCAAAAATGAATGAAAACTTTACGAATAACACCCATGCAGCAAGTCGTTATGTTGGGACTGCTGCCGGGAATGTGATGGAGGTGGGAGCGTTTGGAGTTGGAAAGTCAATTCTATTAGGTAGTCAAAAATTATCAACATTGAGAGGAGGTGGTAATGCCTTTTATTGGCAAAATAATGGTAATAATATTTCAAGTGCTGGAGACTATCCAGACAACGATTCTCAGGCAATTATTAATTTAGATATTAACGATTCAACTGATGCTGGTGCACAATTAAGCATAACACATAACTCCGAAATGTATGTCAGGTCTATAAACTGGAATGTAAATACGTTTCAGCCGTGGCGTAAAATTTTGTCGTCAAAAAATACAACAGTGGATGCAAATGGTTTCATCAAGTCAGCATCTCCGATTGTTAAGCTATTTGCAGATAAAATTGAACCTAACGATGAAGCTGCTGAGCAGAACATTACTTTTGAAAAGCTCGATGTAGGGCACTACTTGCTAAAAGGAACGTCAGGTTTTGCAACGGAAGGTTGGTATATCGAAACGCCAAAAGATGCTAACGGGAACATTCTTTTTGCTGTGATTTATCAGCAGTTAGAAAATAAAGATATTGAAATCAAAACTTTTAAAAAGAAGTTTGATGTTGAGTCTGCTTCAATTATTGCTGATTTGGATAATCCAGTTGATATTTCAACGGGCCGCTGGATCGATATTCGCTTGCAAGAAATTCCTAAACCAGTACCCGAAATGCCAGTGGTGACAGAAAATGACCCTGAATAGTGATTTCCAGAAACTATATGTAGATGGATTAATCCATTTGTATGAACTAGATGCCAGCAGCTTAGGTGCTGGCATCTTGCGTTTTCACGGGCATATTTCTTTTCAAGACTGGGAGAAAATCTACTCTTCAATTGGTTCAAGTGGTCTGATCGGTGCCGACTCTGGCAGCATTGGAAAGATATTCGATGTTGGTGATCAGAAGGTATGGAACCGAAATATTATCTGGCAGGGTCAAGTTTTTGAGCCTATGGCTTTGGAAGTATCTGGGCTTGAAATGCGTTCAGATGGTAAAGCTTCAGCGCCAACTTTAAGCATGGCGAACAATATTAACGGCATCCAGAATGCAGTATCTGCTTACTGTTTGCAGTTTAAAGACTTTGCTGGTGCAAAACTTAAAGTTATTACCACTCTTGCTAAATACTTAGATGCTGAAAACTTCACAGCAGGTAATCCAACTGCATCGAATGAATCAAAAGAGCAAATCTGGTACATCGAGCAAAAGACATCTGAAAATGCACAACAAGTGACTTTCGAGCTGTCCAATCCAATCGATTTTGAGGGTTTGAAAATCCCAGTTCGACAAATTACTTCACTTTGTCATTGGTGCATGGTCGGGAAGTATCGGGGTGAGGAATGCGGTTACACAGGTGTAGCAATGTTCACTGATAAAGATGAGCCAACTGATAATCCGGCACTGGATCGATGCGGAGGACGTTTACGTTCTTGCCGATTGCGATTTGGTGAAAATAAACCGTTGCCGTTTGGTGGGTTCTCGGCTTCAAGCTTATTGTGAGGTTTTATGAAACTTACTGCAAAACATAAAAAAGCAATCATGGCACATGCTGATGAATGCTATCCACACGAGTGCTGTGGGGTGATTATTGATAAGCAATATATTCCTTGTCGCAATATTTCTAAAAACTCTGATCAATTCGAAATCCATCCAGAAGATTTAGCTATAGCAGAAGACCAGGGCGAGATATTAGCGTATGTGCATTCCCATCCAGATGGAACAACAAGAGCATCGGAACTCGATCTGATTCAGATTGAACTACATAAAAAGCCATGGGTAATTTGTTCATATCCGGATCTGGATTTTCAAATCTACGAGCCGTGTGATTATCGCGCCCCTTTAGTGGGGCGTAATTATTTTCATGGCTGGCAAGATTGCTATGCGCTTGTACGTGATTTTTATAG